GCGGGGAATAACAGGTTTGCGACCATGTTTTATCCGTGGTCGGCGACTGGTGACCGGGATGAGTCGTGGTATCAGTCTAAGAAGGAGTCGATGCTGTCGTGGCAGTTGCATCAGGAGTATCCTTCGACGCCTGAGGAAGCGTTCATAAAGTCAGGTAATCCTGTTTTTGATTTGGAGGCTTTGGAGGAGATGGGGCGGCGTTGTACCGCTGGTCGTGAGGGCTGGTTGGCTAATACTGTTGGTGGTCGTAACCCTGAGTGGCGGGATGCGGCATGAGTTTAACTATTTGGGCTGAGCCGGATACGACTTCAGGGTATGTGATTGGTGTCGATACTGCGGAGGGGTTGGGGCATGGCGATTATTCGTGTGCTCAGGTGTTGTGTTTGAACACTGGTGAGCAGGTCGCTGTGTGGCATGGCCATATTGCCCCTGATGAGTTTGCTTATGAGATCCAGAATTTGACGTTGTGGTATCGGGATGCGTTGACGTGTGTGGAGTCAAACAATCATGGTTTGACGACGATCACGGAGTTGCGTCATTTGGGTCATCCGAATCTGTTTAGGCGCCGGTCGTTGAATCAGGCAACTACGCGGGTGTCGCAGGAGTATGGGTGGAAGACGACTCGGACGACGAAGCCGTTGATGATTGATGAGTTGGGTGCGGCTTTACGCAATGACGAATTGTTGTTGCGGGATCATAATACGGTCGCTGAGTTGCGGACTTTTGTCCGCAATGCGCGGGGGTCGATGTCGGGGTCTCCGCATGATGACCGTGTGATTGCTTTGGCTTTGGCGAATCAGATGCGGAAGTATGCTTTCGCCCCGGAGTATGCACCGAAGGTTAATGACTATTGGACGGTTGATTGGTTCAACCGGTTGGGTCAGGTTAACCCTGAGGGCCATATGCAAATCGGGTCGCAGTCTATTCGTGGGACACGGCTCCCGTCCTAATAGGGATCCCATTCACACCCTAGGAGTAAAAAATGGCGAAGTTCGTTTCGCATACCTCGGCGTCGCAGACAGTTGATGGCGCTAAGGGGCAGAACAACAAAATGAAGCGTGGTTCTTCAGTGATTGCTAATGAGGTTGCCCCCGGTGGGTCTCAGAAGGCGTCGCTGCGTACCGCTAAGCCCACTGGTAGCGATGGTGGTGGTATTCTGGGTAGTGGCGTTAAGTCGCGTGTTACTCCGGGTAACCAGCATGGCATCACTGGTGCGGTTGAGCCTGCGTCTAAGCAGCCCAAGTAACGATGGCGGTTTTGCCGCCTACAGCGTCGTACACCCAGTTCTGCAAGTACGTCTGCGACCTTAGGGGCGAGAAGACTGTCACGGAGTTGGATGAGTTGTGGGCGTGGCGGCAGAAGTTGTCGGGTGTTCGGGTCATTACTGGTGCGGGTTTTCGGGCTACGTTGCCTGAGGATGAGCGCCATTTGAGTCGGGAAGAACGCGGCCAGAAGACTGTGCAGGAAGCACAGGCGAATGGGCGCAACATCGAACGTCTATCTGATAAGGCACAGTTCTGATGGCTCGCAAGACACGGGTTGAACTCCACGAGCAGTACCAGCAGCGTTTGGAGATGGCGCGGCGGTGGCGTGACCATGAGGGTTACGACAATACTTGGCGTCGGCTGAATGATTTGTATCGTGGGAAGCATTGGCCTTCGACCACGTTGTCTAAGTCGGATCTGATTTCAGTCAATCTGGCTTTCAGTACGATTAATGTGATTGCACCGTCGGTTGCGGTGAATCATCCGAAGATTGTGGTTCAGGCCACGCATCCTGATGATGCTGATCGGGCTGCGTTTGTTGAAGCGGTCACGAATCACATGTGGCGGCATCACGATTACCGTCGCCCTTTCCGTCGTGCCGTTAAGGATTTCCTTATTTTCGGTCACGGCTGGTTGAAGGTCGGTTGGAAGTTCGTGGAGCAGGAGCGTTCCGTAAGTGATGTGGAACGTGACGAGTTGTATGGGCAAGCCATTGATGAGGCTGACCGTGCCGCTATAGAGATGCCTGAGATGGTAGGTGATTTGCCTACCGATGAGGATATTGCGGCGAATCTGCCTTCGACACAGACGATTGTTGTTGAGGATCAGCCTTTCGTGGAGCGGGTGTCCCCATTCGATGTTTTTGTTGATCCTGAAGCAACGTGCATGGATGACATCCAGTGGATTGCTCAACGAATTGTGCGACCGTTGGAAGACGTTCAGAATGATAAGCGGTACAAGCCGTCGGTGCGGAAGCGTTTGGGCGCTGACGCCGGGTTGAACCCTGCGTATCAGGATCCGTTTGATAAGGCCCAGTTCTCCGCTGATTCTGAGCGGGTGACACTGTGGGAGTATTACGACATTGAGTCGAACACGATGTCGGTGTGCACTGAGGATGGTGACGAGTTCCTGTTGGATCCGACACCGATGCCTTACGCTTACGGGCATCCTTTCGTGATGCTACGGAACTATGATGTTCCTGATTTCTTTTACCCCATTGGTGATTTGGAATCCATTGAGTCGCTTCAGTTGGAGTTGGATAAGACCCGAACCCAGTTGATGAATGACCGTAAACGGTATGCCCGAAAGTACCTGTATCACGAGCGTTCGTTTGGCCCTGAGGGCCGGGAGGCTTTGGAGTCGGATCAGGATGGGCGTCTTGTCCCTGTCGTTGATGAGAATAAGCCTTTGAGCGAGGTTGTTATTCCGATGCCGCAGATTCCGGTGTCGCCTGAGATCTACAATTACAGTCAGGTCATTACTGAAGACATCAATGTGGTGTCTGGGGTTAATGAGTATGCCAGAGGGCAGATGCCTGAAATCAGGCGTACTGCCACTGAGGCGTCGATCATTGCGGATGCGTCTAATGCCCGTGCAGCGGACAAGTTGGCGATTGTTGAGATAGGGATTGGCGACATTGCGCGCCGTGTACTGCAACTTCTTCAGCAGTACATGACTGGTGAGGCAATGGCTCGTATCTCTGGCCGTGATGGCGAAGACATGTTCGTTGAGTATGAGCGGGAAGACATTACCGGCGAGTATGACTTCACTGTTGAGGGTGGTTCCACCCAGCCAATCAATGAAACGATTCGTAGACAGCAGGCAGTTTCACTTCTGAACGCCATTGGCCCATTGGTTGGGTCCGTTATAGATCCGGCCCAGTTGGCGATGCATGTTCTTCGGGACGGGTTCAATATCAAGAACCCTGAGAAGTTCTTGATGCAGCAGGGGCAGCAGGCCCCGGTTGATCCGAATAGTCCTGATGGGGAGAAGCCTTCGGGGCCTGAAGGCGCGGGTCCGATGGGGTCTGTTTCTGCGGATCCGATGGCGGCACCGCAGGGCGCTATGCCTCCGGGTCCAATGGGGCCGTTTGCTCCGCCTGAGGGGGGCGCGTTTGCACCCACTGGTGGTGTACCGCCTGAACTGTTAGCGCAGTTGCAGAATCAAATGGGGATGGAACTTCCCGCCCTGTAATCCGGGGGTGATTGGTGTAGACGAGGGTGAAAGCCGCATGTCGGAACACTCTTGGACCGGAGTTCGATTCTCCGCACCTCCACGATGTGGGACACACGCACTGTCCTATTAGGAGCAACCAGATCGTCTGGACTCCCTAGGAGGCAATAGTGCCTGACAATTTGGATCTGATGGAATCCGTGGAAGCGGACAGTCTTGACGTTCCAGCATCAGAGGCTCACGAGGAACCAGTCAGTGACGAACCGTTGCACACCGTTAAGGTGGACGGGGAGGATCGGCAGGTCAGCCAGAGTGAACTTCTAAATGGCTACCAGCGGCAGGCGGATTACACCCGTAAGACGCAGGAGTTGGCAGTCGAACGAGAGCGGTTGCAGCAGGCGGAAACCATTGCTCAGGCATTGGAATCTGACCCAGAGGGAACTCTGAAAGCACTTTCGAGTGCGTTCGGTGTTTCGGAAAACCCCAATCCGGTGTCGCACGATGAGTGGGATGAACCGGAGGATCCGATGGCCCAGCGGCTTGCACGAATTGAAGCGCAACTGAACCAGCAGGCATCCGCATCTCGTCAGCAGGCTTTAGATAAGGAAGTTACGACCCTGAAGGGCCGTTACGGAGATTTCAACGAATCAGAATTGTTTTCTCATGCGTTGAAGAACCGTATTCCGAATCTGGAGGCGGCATACGCCCATATGAACTTCGGGACCGTTGCCGATACGGCAGCGAAACTCCAAGCGGATAAGGACGTTACTGAAGCCAAGCGGGATGCGGGCGTTGTTGCTGGTGGGAAATCCTCTCAGCA